TATTTGCCAGTGTCTGCATCATCACGACCTCATGGTTCAAAACCACCACCAGCTTTTGGCCTTGAAATATCTACCCATTTCTCTTTAAACCAGTCTTTCAAGGATTTTAGAGTCTCTTCAAGGGCTTCTTCATCAAATGATTCTGAAATATTCTCTGATGAAGATTTTACGTGCATAACAAACCAATTATACCATTATTTTTATTGATACACGGAATAAAGTTCGTCTCTAGACCATCTCTGGACCGGAATTTTTACATCTCTAAAATATTCAAAAGCATCTTCAGAAGAATAATAGATTCTTGCATAAGCCTGCATAGCTTCTTCGTCATAAACTGGGCATATAGGATTAGGGTCTAAATAGACCGCCTTAAACTGATATTCATCCCCCTGCCAGTGCACTGCGTTTACGACCATCAACTTTTTATTGCAGTATGGGCATAATTTCACTGGGTATGGGAAATCAGGAATCACTCTCCCCATCAACATCTTCATCCTCCTTGTCGTTAAAAACTTTGCTTCTTAAGATAAAAGTGATTATATCATCAACTTTTCTCTGGGCGATTTCAACGCCATCCATTAAACAGTTTACTTCATCAAGTGTAATTGTGTAATCGTCATCGGGAGATGTAATCACAAAAGCTGGAACAAAGTTACCCTCAAAGGGGATTGCTTTTATTGTAATAGAAAGCGTTTCAATATCATTAAAATCCCCATCCTCTGGATAATGAGATATTTTCATTAAATAGCATTTCTTTCTGATTTAAGAAAAGCGTCATGACAAATTGGTAGAATATTGGCAAAAAAACTTTCTATAACTACTGCATATTGCTGAATTTCGTACTGAGCATTAGACTCATTTCTTAGAGAAATAAAGTTAATAAGGCTTCTAGCGTTAACTGTCCAGATAAACTCTGTGTACTGAGAAACTGGCAAAACACATCTAGCTACCTCTTTTGCTACACCTAGCTCAAGCAAATCTCTGTACACAAGATCCGCATAGCCAATAACTTCTTGCATCCGTCTAGTAACTAAAGACTTGAGTTCTGAATCTTCAATTTCTTCAAAGGTATAAGCCCCCGGCTTTCCAACTTGTTTGCGAATATTGCTATTTGCTGGGATATAGTAATCAATAACTGGAGGAACATGATATCTCATACTCATCTCGTTAAATGACGACCAGCGATGCCTCATCCATTCTCTTGTGACAAAGATTGGGGCTTTAACTCTAAATTTAAAAATTACATGCTCAAAAGGTGTTGCATGTTTATTCTTCATTAAATAATTGATAAGTCCAATAGAAGATTCATTAATCTCCTTAACTTGCGCTGCAAACGAAACTTTGGCAGCATTAACTACTGAAAGGTCATTGCCCATAACATCAAGCAATTCAACCTCACCGTGGTCTAAAACATCGTAAACTTTATTTTTGTAATCCATGGGTTGACACCTTAGCAGGGTTTGAAGAAAAATTCTTTAAAAAAAAAGTATTTTATTTCGACATTGAAGAAGAAAATGGTGTACGCTGAAGCGTTCCAGCGCTTCCACATACTAGTATGCTTAGTATACTAAGTATGCTATATATACTTTATATACTTATATATACTTAGATTACTAATATTACAAGGAGTGATATGATTGATAGCATGGAAATAATAGCAGTTGTTGAGTCTGATGACTATGGCCCTGCTATAATCGTAGACCCTGAACATATAACTATTTTTCATTTTGATGACTTTTATCTGGGAGCGACAAGGTGCATGTACACCGATCGCCCCATAACTTGTGAAATATCTGAAGAAACAGCACTCGCTCTTATGGCAAAAGGTGTAAAGTGTTTAGATGCCAATGTTAATGATCAGAATTTCTAAAACAAATGAATAAAATAAGCTGGTTCAGCCTTAACAATTTAGATGAGTCTGGTGAACTTTGGTATAGCCAAGGTTACTATAATGCTGGCATTAATACTATTAAAGCCTTACAGGAGAAGCAAACCGCTGTCTTTTATAATAGAGAAGAGCTTGATTATCACGTTAACTTCTGTAATCCTCATTATTATCAATTAAGAAATAAATACAAAATTGGTTATACCCCTTGGGAGTCTACTAAAGTTCCTAAATCTTGGTTACACAATATGAGTCAATGTGATGAAATCTGGACAACATCAAATTTTGTTAAAGATGTTTATATACAGAATAATGTACATACAAATATTCATGTAATCCCTCATGGCGTTACTCCAGATTGGGAAATCTTTGAAAGAGAATTGACTGGAAAGTTTAATTTTCTTCATGTAGGTGGAGATTCTAAAAGAAAAAATGCACAACTTGTGGTTGATGCTTTTCTAGAACTTTACGATGGTAATTTAGACTATCAATTGATTCTTAAATACAATAATTATTGCCATGCAGAAGTTTATATTAATGACAGTCTAGTTCCTGCAATTAACCATCCTCAGATTATGGGTATTCCAGCTATTCTTGAGATACATGACTTAATTCGTTTATATCACAAATGTCATTGTATGGTTTATCCAACAAGTGGTGAAGGTTTTGGATTAATTCCTCTTGAAGCAATGGCAACAGGTTTGCCTACGATTATTACAAACGCAACTGGCTGTACAGATTATGCTCAACTAGGAATTCCAATTTCTGCAACAATGATTAAAGCAGATTGGCACGATCATGTTTACAATGATGATACCGGATATTGGGCTTCTCCAAATTTTGATGAACTTTTAAATGCAATGAAAAATGTTGCCAATGAGTATCAAGAAATTTCAAACTTTGCTTTAAGATCCGCAAGAACTATTCATTCCGAGTGGTCTTGGGGCGCAGTCGCTGATAAGATACTTCTTAGATACGAAGATTATCAGAAAACTTTTAACTGACCCAAGTATTAATTATTCCAAAGCTCATCAGTGTTTGATAATATTGATATACACCATTTTTAGGAGATTTAATGACCATTACCCCAACCCCAGAAGCAACACCGCTTTTTACTTTTAAACTAAGCGAAGATTTTGTTTCATCTTACAAAGAGAAAAAGGCTCCCTTCGGCTACAAAGATGCAGCAGGGAATTCTGTTGGAGAAATTACTTTTCTTCGTACATATTCTCGGAAGAAGCCTGATGGGACAAAAGAAACTTGGGTCGATGTTTGCGAGCGTGTGATTAACGGAATGTATTCTTTGCAGAAAGAACATTGTAGAAAAAATAGACTTCCTTGGAATGGTGCGAAGGCACAAGCAAGTGCTAAAGAAGCTTTTGATCGTTTGTTTAATCTTAAGTGGACACCACCGGGCCGTGGTCTTTGGATTATGGGAACACCGCTTGTAAATATCCACAAGAACTCTGCTGCTTTGCAAAACTGTGCTTTTGTTTCAACATCTGAAATGACAAAAGATAATCCAGCAGAGCCTTTTATGTTCCTAATGGAAGCATCAATGCTCGGCATTGGAGTCGGTTTTGACGATAAAGGTTCAGATAAAGAATTTAGTATCTATCAGCCAAAAGAATCAGTTGTTGTAGACCTAATTGCAGACGACCGTGAAAGCTGGGCAAGAGCAACAGGAGATTTGATTAACTCATACCTGAAGCCTGATCAGTCAACTATTGAATTTGATTATTCTCTTATTCGCCCTTTTGGTTCTCCCATTGCAACTTTTGGAGGAACTGCTTCTGGACCAGAGCCATTAATCAAACTTCATAAGGCTATTAATAAAATGTTTAATGGCCGTGCAGGGCAAAAGTTAACTCCTGTTGACATTGCTGACATTGGAAACCTTATTGGAGTCTGTGTTGTTTCTGGTAATGTTCGCCGTTCAGCAGAATTGTTTATTGGTCGCAACACAGAAGAATTTTTAAATCTTAAGAATATTGAAAAGTTTCCTGAGAGAAACTCTTATGACTCTGAAAATCCAGGATGGGGTTGGATGAGTAATAACTCTATTGAAACAACTGTTGGTGCTGACATTTCAAATATTGTTGATGGTATTGCACTTAATGGAGAGCCGGGCGTTATTTGGATGGATATGTCTCGCAAGTATGGCCGACTAATCGATCCCCCAAATAACAAAGACTGGCGTGTTGCTGGGTATAACCCCTGTGCAGAGCAGTCCCTTGAGTCTTATGAGTGTTGTACGCTCGTTGAGACTTATTTAAATCGCCATGAGTCACTTGAGGACTATAAGAGAACTTTAAAGTTTGCATACCTCTACGCAAAGACTGTAACGCTTCTTCCAACTCATTGGGAAAAGACGAATGCAATCATGCAACGGAATCGCCGTATTGGTGCGTCTATGTCTGGAATTGCAAACTTTGCTGACATTAATGGAATCCCAGTTCTTCGTGAATGGATGAATAGCGGTTATGAAACGGTTAAGAGATATGACAATATTTACTCTGAATGGTTTGGCATTCGTGAATCAATCAAGATGACAACTGTTAAGCCTTCGGGAACTGTTTCAATTCTTGCAGGTGAATCCCCAGGGGTTCATTGGACACCGGGTGGTAAATACTTCCTTCGTGCAATTAGATTTGGAAATGATGATCCAATGCTTCCATTGTTTAAGATGGCAAATTACCGTGTTGAACCGGCATCTGAATCCCCAGATACAACATCTGTTGTGTTTTTCCCAATTAAATCTGATGCCGAAAGAGCAGAGCGTGATGTAACTATCTTTGAAAAAATGGCAATTGCTTCGGTTGCTCAAAGGTATTGGTCAGACAACTCAGTATCTGTAACAATCTCTTTTGACTCAGAAACTGAACAAAAGCATGTTGGCACAGTTCTTCACATGTACGATGGTCAGTTAAAAACTGTTTCATTCCTGCCTTCTGGCAACTTTACTTATCCACAAATGCCTTATACACAAATGACTGAAAAAGAATATGTTGAGGAAGGCGAGATGAAGTTGTTCCCAATTGATTTTGCTGGCGTATATGCAGGAATGGCTGCAGATGCAGTTGGAGAGAGTTACTGCACAACTGATAGTTGTGAAATCAAACTTATTAAAGACAACATTGCCCGCTAATTGCATAAAACTGTCGTCAGTGTGTAGATAATTTAAAGAAAGTGATGTAGAATTGTATCTATATGAGTTCTGACATTATTAAAAATAAGAAAATTTGGGTTCCTGAAAGATCCTATGGAGTTTGTCTTTGGATTTTGCCAGATGGCTTGCCTCTGTCAGATGGTGACGGAGTTCTGTCGGCCGAGGGTTTGATGAATGACCCCAAGATTGAAAAGGCAGTTGCAGAGGCTGCTAAGTACTGGACAGGATCTGACGAGGGAGTTGCTAGATGGGTAGCCGGAGCAAGAAAGATTTCTTCTTCTGAAAGAGATGACCAAGCAGAAAGACTTTCTAATGGTTTAATTGCTGACCCATTTGAAGATATGTATGATTCATACTTTGCACACAAGAGAGCAATATAATGCAAAAAATGGAAGTTGTACAAGACGAACAGGTGGAGTTGGAATTTGATGATATTTCCTACAATGCCTTTGATGCAGAAAAAAAGATAACAGACCCTTTTTTGTCAGTAAAGATGTCATCACTTTCTCCACGAATGAAGAGAAAAGCTCAAAGACTTCAAAAAAAATATGAAGGCGAAGATGGTACAGCTAGTAAGTATATTGATCCTCTTGTTGTTAATGGCTATTCGCTATGGGATATTATCAACCCCCCATATGATTTAGATAATCTTGCACATCTTTATGACCAAAGTTCTATCCACTATGCAGCTATTAACGCCCGTGTGATGAATACTGTTGGTCTTGGGTATGAATTCCAAGAAACATTAAAAGCCAAAAGAAGGATTGAAAGAGTTCAAGATGACAAGGTAAAACTTGAAAAGATGAGACGACAAATGCAAGATCTCAAAGAAGAACTAGATGACGCTTTTGAAGATTTAAATATTGAAGAAACTTTAATTGAAACTATGGTTCGTGTTTGGCAAGATGTTCTTACAATTGGTAATGGCTATCTAGAGATTGGTCGCAACAACGCTGGAAAGATTGGCTATATTGGTCATATTCCTGGAACTATGGTTCGGGTTCGTAGAAAAAGAGATGGCTTTGTTCAAATTTCTAGAAGCAATAAGATTCAAGCAGTTTTCTTTAGGAACTTTCAAGACTTAGAGATGGATGATCCAATTAATATGGATCCCAACCCTAATGAGATTATTCATTTCAAGATGTATTCACCAAACAATACTTACTATGGGATTCCAGCAGCAGTTTCTGCTGCCGCAGCCATAATTGGAGATAAGTTTGCTAAAGAATATAACATTGACTATTTTGAGAATAAAGCGATTCCTCGTTATGCAATCATTCTTAAAGGCGCAAAGATAAGTCAGCGTTCAAAGCAGGAGCTTGTTAATTATTTCAGGAATGAAGTTAAAGGCCGTAATCATGGCACTTTGATTATTCCTCTGCCTGCCTCTATTGGTTCTGATACCGATATCAAGTTTGAAAAATTAGAAGCCGGAATTCAAGATTCATCTTTTGATAAATATCGTAAATCAAACCGTGATGAGATACTTGTCGCAAACAGGGTCCCTGCTCCTAAAGTTGGAGTTTATGATAATGCGAACTTGGCTGTTTCACGAGATGCTGATAAGACATTTAAGATGCAAGTTATTGGGCCAGATCAGGCGGTTATTGAAAAGAAACTCAACCGTCTTGTAAAAGAATTTACAGACCTTCTGTCTTTTAAACTCAATAAGATTGATCTTATGGATGAGGATATGGAATCAAGAATCTATGATAGATATCTTAGAACTGAAGTTATTTCTCCAAATGAAGTTAGAACAAAGGTTGGATTGCCAGAACGTAAAGATGGTGATGAAGTTTTACCTTTCCCTACAAAAGTTAAAAAGGAAGGATCAGGAGCACCAGTTGGCAATTCCAATAATGCTTCATCAATTCCACCAAAGTCTAGATCAGATGCTGGCTCAACACCAACAGGTGTTCAAGGCAGTGGTGATCAAAAAGAAAGAGGTCAGAGTCAAGACTCTGGCGATAATATAGATACCGTCAAGGTATTTGAAGGAGAAAAAAATGAGTAGTATTGTATATACAACAACAGCTATCGCAAGCACAGACGGTGAGGTGTCAATCGGACATCATACTGATTATTTGTTTGTATGGAATAAAAGCAACACAACAAGTGCGATTATTGAATTGAACGGAAGACACCAAGTTCTTATCCCCCATGCACCAGATGATGGCAGTCATGTGTATCACAAAATCCCGGGCGACTATACAAAAATTAAAATCATTACAGCCGGTGTTAGCTTTTCAGCTTACGCAGTTGGCTAATTATACAAATAATGGTGTATAATTTAAAATTACGAGGTAATCATGGAAAACTTTAATTTATCTTTCCCAATTGATATGATTAAGAGAGAAGAAAGAATTGTTAGCGGTATTGCTACTGCTGACAACATTGATAAATCCGGTGATATTGTTGAATTCAGTGCTTCATTAGAAGCATTTAAAAACTGGGGTGGCAACATCCGTGAGATGCATGCACCGATTGCTGTAGGTAAGTCGGTGGGGTTTGAGCCTATTGAAATTACCGCAGAAGACGGAACTACATATAACGCAATCAAAGTGCACGCATACATCTCAAGAGGCGCTCAAGATACTTGGGAAAAAGTACTTGATGGAACTTTGAAGGCTTTCTCAATTGGTGGAAAGATTATGGAAAAAGTTGAATCCGCTGAAAAGATGTTCCGTGGAAAACCAGTTAATGTTATTAAAAAATACATGCTTGGTGAACTAAGCCTTGTTGATAATCCCGCTAATGCTTTGGCAATTGTTGACATTATCAAAATGGATGTTGATGGAAATCTTGATTACATTTTGGATGTTATTGAAGACATTGATTTCGAAAAAGCAAAACAACCCCTTAAAGACCCCAAAGGTGGTCTTACTGCTGCAGGTCGTAGACACTTCAAAGAAACTGAGGGAGCAAATCTTAAGCCCGGAGTACGAGGTGCAGCAGATACGCCAGATAAAATGCGCAGAAAAGGTTCATTCCTGACTCGCTTCTTTACAAACCCATCTGGCCCAATGAAAGATCCAAAAGGTAGACCAACAAGGCTTGCGCTTTCAGCCGCAGCTTGGGGAGAGCCAGTACCGCAGAACGCACAGGATGCAGCAGAACTTGCTGCAAAAGGTCGTAGACTTCTTGAACGCTATCAGAATACTAAAGAAAAAAGTATGAAGAAGGAAGGGGAAGTCACATCTGAGAATATGGGTTCGGGAATTAAAAATCCAACACAAGGAAGTTTTAAAACCCCAACACAACCCCAGAAAAAGAAAAAGGAAAAAGATGAAATGATGACAAATAAATCTGTAGATGATACAGAATTAATCGAAACACAGGATAACTTATTGCAAAATGATGTAAACTGTGATATGGTCTTAGACATGAATGAACAAGAAATAAATAGACTCTCTCTTCTTAAGAGAATGGTTAATTGGCTTGTTCCAGATGTTCAAGAAAATACTTCAACAATAGATATAGTTGAAGTTAATCAAAACACACAGGAGGAACATATGGATATTGAAGTCCTTAAAGATGCTCTGAGTTCTGTTGTTGACGACAAGTTGGCTAACTTCGCTACTTCCATCAAGGAAGAAATTGAAGTATCGCTGAACGATAAAATCGACAATATTACAAAGGGATTTGAAGCCAGCACTGCTGAGCTTCAAGAAAAACTAGAAGCCGCAGAAAAGGCTCTCTCTGAAACAGAAGAGCAAGTTAGCAAGTTTGCTGACGCTGGTGCTATCAAAAAAAGTGTTGACCCAGAAGATGATGAAGAAGAAGAGGCTATTGCCAAGTCTGCTCCAAAGTCTATCTGGAACAATATATATTTACCACAGAGCGTAATTAACGCCCTTGGGTACGAGTCATAAAAGGAGAATACAACATGGCATCACAAGAAGAAATTCTATCAAAAGCTGACGAAGTAACAACCGGAGTGGTTGGCAACGATTCAGGCGGTCTGTTAAAGCCAGCCCAGTCAAATCGTTTCCTTGACTTTGTTATTGATCAGTCTGTCCTCATGCAGAACGCAAGAGTCGTTCGCATGCGCACACCACAAATGGAAATCGATAAGGTTTCCATTGGCACTCGCTTGCTTTCAAAGGCAACCGAGGCAACAGATGACGGCGCAAACGCCGCTGTCTCATTCACAAAGGTGTCAATCAGCACCGTGAAGTTGCGTCTTGATTGGGCAGTTTCGACTGAATCACTTGAGGACAACATTGAAGGTGCTTCACTTGAAGATCACATCGCTCAGGTTATGGCTCGTCAGACAGCTAACGACCTTGACGACTTGTTCATCAATGGTAATACATCTTCTAACAATGGTCTTATTAAGGCCCTTGATGGTTTCGTAAAGCTTGCTAAGGCAAACGGTCGTGTAGTTGATGAGGCTGGTAATCAGGTTTCAAGAGCTACTTATGATCGTATCCTTCGTTCATTGCCAACTAAGTATCTCCAGCGCAGAAATGAGCTGGCTTTCTTTTCTGGTTCTGGAATGGTACAGGATACAATCTATAGCTTGAGCAATCCAAACTCCGCAACTGCTGCAACCGCAGGTGCTGCATCTCCAGGTTCAACAACTGGTGACGCTGCTTACTTGCAGGGTTCAATGCGTGGAAACGGTGGCGCTGGTTCAACTGGTCTTTCACCATACGGTATTCCGTTGGTTGAAATTCCTTTGATGCCAGAAACCCTCGCTGGTGACTACTCAGGTACAGCCGGTTCACACGGTCATATTGAATTGACTTTCCCTAACAATAGAATCATCGGTATCTACCGTGACATTACTGTTTATCGTCAGTTCAAGCCAAAGACGGACACCATTGAGTACACTCAGTTTATGAGAGTCGGTTCAAACATCGAAAACGCTGATTCATATGTAATCGGTAAGAATATTAAGCTTCGCAGCCTTTAATATTTAATTTAAAAAATTATGCAAGGTGGAGGGTGAAATATCCCTCCATCTCGCATTTTATATAAGGATATGGTAATCTATTAACTATGAGTGATAATGTTATTAAAAGCACAGATGTAACTTCTGCAAAAACAGAAACGAATGCTGTCAAAAAGGCTCCAGTCAAAAAGGCTGCAGCAAAAATTAAAGTAGAGAAGAAGACAGAGAGTGTCGAATCTGGCAAAATTATTATTATTTTTGAAACTGGGTACTCTTACTCATCTGGTGATATTCAATTTACAAGAGAGAATTACATCCAAGAAGTTTCAGAAGATGCTGCTAACTTTCTTTTAACTCTTGATAATTTTAGACTTCCGAATACGGTTGAACTTGAAGATTATCTTAATTCCAAGGAGGATTAATTATGGCTGGTAGCCTTTCAAATTATGCCGAAAACAAGGTTCTTGACCATGTTCTAGGAACAACAGCTTATACAAAGCCAACAACATATGTTGCTTTGTATACAGTTGCCCCAGCAGATGCATCTGCGGGAACCGAAGTTACAGGTGGAAGTTATGCAAGGCTTGCAGGCGTGTTTGATGCCTCAGTCGGTGGTGCTTCTTCCAATACAAGTAACCTTGACTTTACTGGAATGCCTGCATGCACTGTCGTTGCTGTTGGTATTCTTGACAACTCTACTGGTGGAAACCTTCTTGTTCATGGAACATTGACTGCAAATAAGGTTCTTGACGCTGGTGACACATTAAGAGTTGCAGCTGGTGACTTAGACATCACTATCGACTAATAGGAGTTTATATGCCAATTGAAAGAAGAGAAATTTCTGGCGCTGTAATTGCACAGGCTCTAACTGCCAATATTTCAAATTCATCAACCTCTTTTGATGTAGCAGATGGCTCTAGTTTCCCAACTGGTGCATTGAATAAATTTGTTGTTGTTATTGACAGAGCGACTCTTTTTGAAGAAAAAATTCTTATATCTGCAAGAAGTATAAATACTTTTACTGTTGAAGGAAGAGGTTATGATGGAACAACTGCTGTTGCGCATGCTGCTGGCTCAATTGTTGATCATGTACTTGACGCAAACGCTGTTCAATCAATGAACACAACCGTCTTTGACGGTCAAATCCTTTACTGGATGGGGGTCTAATGGCTAACTTATTACCAAAAAATTTATATATCGGAAATGACACCGCTTCAAATGTCTATACAGTCTCTAATACTGCAGGAAGTTATTCAATAGTAAGAAATATTAACATCTGCAATGTTACAGGAACCGCTGCTACATGTGATATTCACTTACTAGGGTCTGCTGGCACTCCGGGTAACAATAATGCTATTTTAAAGACATTCACTGTTAATGCTAATGAAACTATTTCTTATGATGCAGGAATTGTTCTTGATGCTGCTCAAAAAATTTATATAGTAAACGCTAACAGCAAATGTACTTTTACGATTAGTGGTGTTGAGTATTCTGCTTAACTCGTAATCTAGTATTATTGTTAGGTGAGACAATTAAAATTTAAAAAAGGTTCTTGGGTATTAATACCTTTACTCATTATTTCTCTTTTTGCATCCCCCGCTAAAGCCCAAAACTTAATAATCACAGAACCAACAGATGTTTGGTTTGACTACAGCGAGACAACGCAGTTTATAGCGCAAACTTATATGATTACTGGGTATAACTCAGATCCGATGTTATGGCTATACAACGAAGCAGGCACTTTGCTTTACAGCATCGACGATTCTATTGGGCTGCAATCGTATATCTCAATGGAAGTACCTGCTGGTCGTTACCGACTAAGGGCTGGAATTTGCTGCGGTGATCCTAATGCTTGGCATACAAATGGGAATTGGAACTTGCAGTACGAACTGAGCTTCAATGGTGTTGGGTCTACTCAGACCACTTCCACAACATCCACGACAGTGGAATCAACCACAACCACCTCTACCACTGTAGAGCCAACTACCACAACTTCTACAACGACCACCACAACATCCACAACCACAACGACAGTGGTGCCAACCACAACAACATCTTCAACTACAACCTCCACTACAACTTCTACAACAACTATAGCACCTGAGCCTGAACCGACTACAACGACAGTTGAGGAAGTTGTCCCCCCTCCTATTGAAACGCTTCCAACAGAAAACACCACTGTTTCAATTCCTGAGCTAGATATGACTCCAGTTTCAACGCCAGAAATAACAACGACCACGACTGAGCCTGTGATAGAAACTGTCACTACAACCACAGAAGCACCTCCAACAATAATTGAAACAATATTTGAGCCAGTTGAAACTCCAGTGATTGATACGACACCTGTTGAAATACCTGAAGACCCAACACCAACAATTGAGGTGTCTCCGGAAGTTCAAGAAACTGTAGACACTGCGGTTGCGGATATTTTTGATTCACCTATATCCAATGCAAACCTCGCAAATGCCGTTGATGACT